ATATGTTATAATGTTCCTGTGAATAACACCAAAATAAGATGTCATCCCCATTTACACACATAGGTAGTTCCTCTAGGACACAGTATTCCTTCTTACCGAGAACTCCGATGGATCGGAGGTATTCCTCATATGCGACTTTCGTCGCTGCCAAGTTGATGAGGCAGAGGATCGGGAAGGAAGACGGTGAACCCATTAATTGTCCCCACTGTTGTTTATGTAGTGGTCCGTTCTTTGTGTATTTTAACGAGTGTCCTGTCAAACATTGCTTTAGAACCCATTGGTCCTCGAGCGGGATACGCAAGCGCTGACAAATCGCCTCATTGGCCACCTCTGATAAAAAAGGGTGGAGTAAGTCTGTCGCCGACTCATAGTCACCGGATACATAGAAAGCTTCCTTGTCATGTAAATTGACATAGGGAGAGTTTCCGAAAATCTGGGAGAGATAAGCCGACGAGCAGGGTTGCCCAATAAGACGACAGTTTTGCTGTTTTCGCATGACTCCATGTATCACCTTTTGCCACCTCCGGGCCAAGTGATATTGGTCGCAGTCCCCCTTTGTAATTGTCCTTACCTTAAACGCTTCTAGAAGAGGTACCACCTGTGCTTCAACTGTTAGTCTAGCATATGCGGCCTTCCTCGAGCAGTCCTCCGCCTCGGTATAAAGTTCCGGGTCGTGAGGGGTTCGAACGTCGACGTATTCAGTCTTGTATGTACAATAACTGTGTAAATATCCGTCTTGGGGTTCTGGTAACTGGTAATCCTCGCCATGGGACCTCAAAAGGTCACCAGCTGCTCCACCTAGTCTACGGCCAGAATTGACCGATGAGCCCAGGGAAGGTAGGCGGGAAGGAGGCTTAGCCTCATGGGGTACGTGTCTTGTTCGTTTGTTAATAACCTCTGTGTATGTATTTGACTCCTTATCGTATTTCACGATCTTTCTTTCGTCCTGTGTAGGAAGTCTCCCGAAGATGTCGTCCGAGCACTGACTAATTGATTTAACAATCAGTTTGCAAAGACGGTCACTCATTGGGTCTTCCTTCATAGGTGTGCACATGATTTTCTTGTGCTTCGCGAGGTTCTCCTCGACGAAAGAGGGGTCTACAGAGAGGGAGGCGTTCTTCGTCATATATAGGTCCTTAGTAAGCATGATCATTAGACGTGTAGTTTGATTAAAATGTTTTTTCGCATCTTTTTCGCACTGTGTTGTCCTACATAACTTAACCCAAGTAGACTCATCCCAAAGATAGACCAAATGTCCACCCTTGGTGTCTTTCACGAAATCCGGGACAGGTGGGAGTTCAGTTTGACGAAGCATCGAGGCCCATAGGGTCGCCGAGCTCCACTTACAAAACTTCTCCATCAAACCGTATTCCGCATAGGCCCATAGTCGCCCCACGAAATTAGACATTGTTTTTTGATGCATAGCACCTAAAACCCCATCCAGTAGTCGTTTGCGTGCGCTTTCCCCGTGATCTCCCCCATTTAGGGAGTCACGCCACAATCTCAATGTATTTGTGTACCATTGTGTCATGTGTGCTGCTTTAATAAAGCAATCGTAAGGAAGCTGGTCGAGAGGGAGTGCCGAGGTACAATCTCCGATGAGTTTCTTAATCTCATCATGTTTGTGTAAGACGATAAGAGGGTCCCAGTACGGGGCCTTCAGACCGAATGAAAGAGCATCACTGCTCATCCATAAGGATATCGTCGAACCGGAGATCGGGGCTTGGTTTACCAGGTTACCCATTTCCTGAGCGGTCGGGGAGGAGGGGCTACGCTTTTGGCGTCTTGCCTCCTTCACGACGGGAATTCCGCAACGTTGTTCGCTGTCTGCCATTTTCTTTGCTGATAAAGCTGAGAGAA